TGTCTGTTGAATAGCGACTGATGACATCTTATTAGCAATCTTTAGATGTGCATTAAGTGCTACATCAGATACAGATACGTTGAGACCTTCAGCACACTGGGATAACATCATATGAATCTTATCATAATCAAGTAGCTCTAGTGTACCGTCTCTCTTCTTTACGTATACTTCTTTGTTATTCATCATCTGTTGTTTCCTCCTCTTCAAAATCCATACGTTTATCCATAAGCTTATCCTCAAAGGAATCAAGAAGCTCCTCTGTGCTTACCTCCAGTATGTCACAGATAAGGCATTCATCATACCCCTCTGCTTTAATACGCTCTTTAAGCTCTTCAAGTGTTAGCATCAATTAACTCCCTAAGGTACCACTCCGCTTTCTTTAAGTCCTCGAGACCATTCTTAGTTTTATACCTACTGACATACTTAATGATGTTACCTTCTAGATAGTTAAACTTCTGGTCTAAGATAAAATCAATCACTTCGATATCCCCTTGTTTATAATGACTAGGGTTTATTTTGCTTGTTTGTTCATCGTCCATTCTTTTAACTCCTTAATCTCTTTAGTTGAAAATATTTTGATATTATTCTTCTTGCACCACTCAACATAGGTAATCTTATTCCCTTTAGCTATCTTAGCTTGTGGCCTAGGCATTAAGAAAATTAACTCTTTATCCTCAAACCTAAGTTGCTCTGCAATAGACTTATACTTCTGCCTATCTCCAGCTCTAAAGAAGCCCTTGACTTCGATATAATAAGAGCCTTTAACAAAGTCTGGAGTGTAGTTCTTACGTATCGTATAAGCTACTCTATGTGGCTCATACTCCCACTCCCTTCCTAACTTAAGAGAACACTCTTCCTCTAGTTTACTTCTGAATTTTCTAGGCATTAAAAAACTCCTCTGCTTCCTTATCAATCTTATTACCATCTCTATCTACTTCAATCACACTAGGTACCTTACCAATCTCTACTAGATACTTAGGGCCATTTGAGTATAAGAAGGTTCTAACCTCAGGCCAACACTCGTGTTTATATGAGCAATAACTACAGCCTACAGGCAACTTCATATTCCCTGACTTACCATCTGCTACAGGCTCATAACATTTCTTAGGGGGCTTGATGCCTTTAACGATATTCTTAATATTCTTAATTCTATCTACAATACTAAAGAAGTTAAGTTTAGTCCAATACCATTTAGTCTCATCAGCCATATCATACTTAAGAAATGTTAAGTGGCCGTTAGTCTTATCCATCACTAGCCAGCCTACATCAGTAGTCTTCTCAGCGTGAGCATACCCTTTGATTTGGTCTACATAACCGAAGGGGTCATCGTTAACTAAGCTACCATCTTTAAACTTCTTAAAGCCAAAAGGTGAAGCTGATTTGACATCTGTTAAGACACCATCAATCTTACAGTCCATAGAGCCTTTGATACCATCTACCTCTACTCTCTTCTGCTCTGCTGTCACCTCGTGCCCTGAGAGTTTTGTAAGTGCTAATACCATCTCTTCAATCAAGTGGCCATATAGGAACTTAATTCTAGTGTGAGGCTGTAATTCTTCACCTTTATAACCATTAAAACTATACCACAGCTGTCTATCCTTCTTACCAATGTTACTCATACGTAGCTTACGTCTATCAAACTCGTGTGCTGTGATGTTATTGATTAGAATATTCTTTACATTCTCACCGAAGTCTCCAATAACCTTCTCAATATTTACACCTTCAGCTACCTGTTTGGTATCCATTAAGTGATAAATATCCTCTACTACTGTATCTGTTGTCTTGTTGTTACTCATTAGTGTGTTTCCTCCCAAGTATCTCCTACCTGGTATTCACCGTCTAAACGACAGTTTAAATTAAAATCTTGGCCTGCTCTTTGCATACAAGAGACTGCTAATCTACCAAAGTATTCTGCTTGGTCTTCTTTTACCTCTGCTTGAATCTCATCGTGAACATTTAGTACAAATTTGAAGTCTATATTATATATTATAGCATACTTCTCAAGTAAAATCAAGGCTTGTTTCATAACAATAGCACCAGCTGACTGCAATAATGTATTAAGTGCTAAGTGTGGGCTCCTTATCCACAACTTTCTTCCATCGAGACCTCTAAGCCAGCCTCGTTTGCTACCTCTATTAACTTTTTCTCGTAGAGCTCTAAGTGAAGGCGTATTATCAAGGAAAGTTGCTTTAAGGTTAGCACCATCTTTCGCTGTTCCTCCAACGACATCCCCGATTTTTCCGTCACCTGCGCCATACAGGAAGGCATAGATAAAAGTTTTAGCTGTATCTCTAGATTGAAGTCCTGCAGCCATTTGGTTTGCTGTGTGTATATCTCCATTTAATATTTCCTCTGTGTAGTCTTTATCGTCCATATAGTGTGCTAACATTCTTAACTCAAGACCACTAGCATCCATTCCTACTAACTTCTTTCCTTTAGGCACAGTCCATAGCTCTCTACACTCTTTACCATAAGGAGAGTAACTAGCGGGGACTTGTGCTAAGTTAGGTTTACTGTGGGTCATTCGCCCAGTCACGGCACCACAACTATTAACTCTACCGTGTACTCTACCGTCTGCCTCATCAATCGCTTCAATCCAGCTCTTTACCATAGCTAATCTCTTAGAGATAGTAAAGTATTCTAAGATTAACTGAGCCTCAGGTATGTCTACATTCTTTAGTACCTTCTCATCTACAATTATATTTCCTTTATCAGTGAATACCTTAGGCTTCCACCCGAAGTGCTGGAGATATCTAGCTACTTGCTGTCTACTACCTAAGTTAAACGCAGGATAATCTATGTATCCCCAGTCACCATCTTCATTAGTATGGCCTCCTCTGTCCAATTGTTTCTGATAGGCCACTGAGTTACTACCATCTTTTCTTTTAGGGTTCTTGAGCTCATTTAGTGAGACCCACGTTGGTAGCGGAGTAAATACATTCTGTACTTTTTCCACAATTTCCAATACCCTCTCTTTAAGTTCTGCCATAAGTTCATACGCTTTTACCTCATTAATTAGCATTCCATTCTCTTCTTGTTTTTTAATGATACGGAATACTTCGTGTTCTAAATTAATTGCCTGTTCATCTACATCTCTAAGTTGCATAGACAATCTCTTGTGTACTGCTTTTGTTACTCTTACGTCTTGCTGGCAGTACTTCAGCATATCTATATTAAACTCCTCCCAACCACCTTCGTAGTCATCTTTGAAGTTACCTAGTTTGTTGCCCCAATTCCTGAGGCTGTGTCCCCCGTCCAAGGAAGGATTAGCCAGTCTTGATAAGACCAAAGTGTCTCGTACAGCAAAATCCCACTGGAAGCCACCAACCAAAAACATAACAGGAATATCAAAGCCAATAATGTTGTGCCCAACAATCTCTCGTACACCTTCTGAAAGTAACCACTCTTTAAATTGTCTAACATTGTCCTCTCCTAAAAAATTATATACTGTGTCCTCTTTATTGTCTAACATAGCACAAATACAGTGGACTTCTGTGTTACCTAAATCAAAACCATTAGTCTCAATATCAAAAAAAGCTCTGTTCATCTTCTTGTACCTCTTCTAATCTACCTGTCTCTGAATCATACTGAAGCTTACACGCTGGACCAGTGAGCCCTGAGAATCTATTCTTAATGACCCTCAGTGTCGTTTGATTTCTCTCTACTGGGTCTTCAGCTTGTTGATTACGCTCTAAGCCAATGACAATATCAGATAGTTGAGCGATTGCCGCAGAACCTCGAAGCTCTGAGAGACTCACCTGGCCACCTTCTTCGTGAGCCTTACCTTGTGGTCTCTTTAAGTGAGATACAAGGAATAAGCCTACTCCAGTCTCCTGTACAATCTTTCTGAGCTTAGTCATAATAGCATCAATAGCCTTACGTTCATCTAAGTCTCCCTCCTGGCTACTCACTACGATTGATAAGTGGTCTAATACAATCCATTTACAATCATAAGCTTTAGCATAGGTTCTAATGACATTCAATAGACTGTCCTCTGACATACTGCCAAAATGGTCATAGAAGTAAACATTCTTATTACCTACTGACTTCTCCCATAAGGCTTTCTTCTCTCCTTGTGTTAACATATCACCATACTTAGGTATATGTATAGGGAGGTTAGCTTCAATGCCCATAAGACCTAACACTGACCTGTCAATTGACTCCTCTAAGTGGATAATAGCTAGGTTATCATCAGTTTCATTTAAGATATAAGCCTCTAGCTCCTTAACTACACTAGTTTTACCCATACCTGAGCCACTGGTGATAGTTACTAGCTCTTTAGCTCTAAAGCCATAGGTTAGTTTATTTAGGCCTTCCCAGGGATATTCTACAGTAACCTGGTCCTCATCTTTAAGTAAGTGCTCCCAGGTGTCTACACCTCTAACAATACCTGCTGGTGTATAGACCTCTGAATTCCACCAGTGCTGCATAAACTCTTTAACCTTCCCATTCACTAACATATCATTAGCATCTTTCATAGGTAGACTACATATCTTTAGCTTATTAGGTGTCACCAGGTCCTGTACTTTCTTAATGGCCTTCTTACCTGCTTCATCGTTGTCAAAACATAGTACCACATTATCAAAAGACTCAATATATTCTAGGTTATCTTTGAAGTCTTTATCTGCACTGCTGGCACCATTCTTTAGTGATACTACTGGCCACTTACCATCAAACATTTCACTTACTGAGAGACAATCTATCTCTCCTTCAGTAATAGTTAAGTACTTACCTCCAGACTTGAACACCTGTTGACCAAAAAGACCTGAGCCTTTATTAGTACCTAAGATTTTAAAGTCTTTCGTCTCTGTCTTTCGTTCTTTATAGCCAATTAATTGACCTTCTGAGTCATAGTATGGGTAATAATGTGTATCTACCTTACCATCTTTAGAATAAGAGACAGTCACGCCAAACTTAGCGCAAATGTCTGCTGATATTCTTCTCTCAGAAATAGCTACTCTAGCTGTACCTCTAGGCTGTAGTTTCTCTCCATTCATAATTTTAGTGTCCTCTCTATAGTCTGTAGTAGTATAGGTGTCATCAGTCCCAGGTGTCCAATGACCACAGCTGTTACAATAGCCGTGACCATCAGAGTACACTGAAAGGTTGTCACCTTTTCTGTCACCACCTGCATCTCTGCAGGCAGGGCACGCTATGTGCTTGACAAAATGACTATCTTTAGCCGAAGAATTCATTAGCCTCATCGTTTTGAGACTTATAGCCTTCAGTGCGTTTACTGACCTTAATGGCTGTTAAATAAGTAGCTACACCGTGTGTTGGGTGCTCATTACCTGCCTTCCATAAGATTTGTACTTCTGACTCAGGGCCAAAGTCGTGACCAATGGCCTCACCTTCGGTAGTCTTAATCATTTCAAAGCTTAGAGGGTACTTAGTGCTAAACTTACGTGCTCTATAAGAGGTGCCATCATCTGCTTTAATTGTTCTGACCTTAACACCTAAGTCCTCTAGTTTCTTAGCTTCATTATCACTAATAGCCACTGTTAAGGTGTACTTCCCTGTATCCTCTCCATTAAATACCTCTGTTGAATCTAAATATACATACTTTGCTGTTCCTGTAGTTACCATATTGGTTTCTCCTTATAAGACCTATAAAATAAAGTTAGTAGTGGCCTTAAGCTACTAACTAAAGTGTTCCTTTCGTAAAACCTTTAAGGTTATTATTAAAGTAAACGTAAAAGGTTAAACTCTAAGTGTTTTTGTCTAACCTATAGTATTAGTATATCATACTTTTCAGTCTTTTGCAAGCGTTTTGACATAATTATTTATGTCTTCTGTGTCTCCGCTCTCCTGGTCTATATCATAGGGTCTGGACTGTGACAAACAATGCCCACAGAGGTCCAAATACTCCCCCGAGAAGGTGTCTTTACGTTTGCTGTCCCATTCATTTAGTACTTTATCGCACGCTCTGCATCTCATTATATAGCCTCCTTTAATATCATTACATTTAATCTGGGTTTAATGTCATAACCTTGTTTTATTAGTCTCTGGTGCTCTCTCCACCCTGAGACTGTAGAAGTTACTCCAGTTGATAATATTCTACCCGCTTTTGTCTCTACTGTCCATTTAATTTTCATTTTTAATAATCTCCTGTATTTTAGTTTTAAAGGCTCTATTGCCTTTAACCTTTAGTATGTCCTTAGTTGAGCATAAAGGTGCCTTCTGTGCCTCCTTTAAGGCCTCCTGTGTGTCTGTGTGTCCTTGATAATAGTTGTTGATTTTACTCATTCTCTTCTGGCTCCTCTTCTATAGGCTCGTAATGCTCTTTACACCCGCTACAGAGGTCTATATATATCACCTGTGCACCACAGCAGTCACTAATTAAGCCCTGTTCTACTTCATCTCCATAGCTATAACTCATATTAATAACCTCCAGACCTAAGCCAGTCATTCATCTGCTCTGGTGTCTCTGGGTCCACTTCTATCTCTTCAATCTGTACATCGTCATAGCCTAAAGCCTCCCAGTGTACAGCTATATTTTCAGCCTCTGAATAAGTGTCTAGATAGTAGTCATTGAGCTCTGTACCTCCGCTCCATACTGTATATTGTGTCATTTTAAGCCCTCCTGTGGTGTAGGGGACCGTCCTGTTCTGGCCACCTGTTCTATTTGTCTCTGAGTATAGGCCCAATCTCTAGATAAATAGTCACTAAAGTGTTTATTTTCATCTGCTAGAGTGTCTCTCTCCTCTCTGAGCCCTTCGAGCTCCAGCCCTATGGTATAGAGGTCTCCTGCCAGGTCTTTTATAGTTTTTAATAGGACCTCTATAGTGTCCTGTAGTGCCTTCTCTGGGTCTTTTGAATAGTCTGTATGTGAATACATTATGTCACCTCCTAAAGTGTTATTAAGTTATTAAAGGCATTGATTTTACCTTTTGTACCGTGCACTGGTACTACTATAGACTTACCCGTGGCTTTAGCTGTGCCGTCACATAGTTGACAGTCTCTACACTGTACACCAGTGGCAATATTAGGACAGTCTAGCTCATTAGTAGCTTTTGAATCCTCGCCTGTCTTTTGTACTCTAAAGGTCCTCCAGCCGTAGGCGTGAGCCTGTAGTACCTCTTCAGAAGTTTCACAGCTAGCCATAAAATAATCTTTATAATCGTCATTCTGTAACTTCTTCCACTGGTGTGTATATCCTGTAAAGCCTCTAGAGTGTTTAGCTATAAATTCAACTAAGTGTAGAGGTATCAGTATTGGCTCTCCATAGGCTCCGAAGCGCACAGCCTTCCATTTAATTAAGGCCTTTAGTGTGTCCAGGTCCAGAGGTGCATACTTATTGGCTTTATAAGCTTTATATACTGCCTGTGGTGCCTGTCCTACATTGACATAACAGGTATTGTTCTCTCTGTGTGTGCAGTCAAAACATACCTTTGAATCCTCGCCTGTAGCTTTGGCCTCCACTGGTGACATATGTTTATTTAGAATCCAGACCTGGGCCATATCACCAGTTTTAACATTAGCACTGGCAAAAGTTATAACCTGTACTGTGTCCTGTGTCTCATTTAATACCATACCTTTCAACATTATACTTTCTCCTGTGTATGTATATTCTTAAACCTTTGAGTGGCTAGTGTCTCCACCTGCTCCATAATAGACTCATACTGGTCTCTAGTGCTCTGGTCTCTATAGTCCACTAGATGTATCAATTCACTGGCGTGGTCTCTCCACTGTGTCACGTAGTCCTCCTGTGTGACCTGCTTGTCTTCACCTCTCCAGTCTGTCACTGTTATAGTATTATTCTGTGTCATTATACTTTCTCCTTCTTCTCTGTGATAATCTCTATTGTAGCTTCCAGGTCATTAATCTGCTGTATCAACTGCTCATTAATAGTCTGAGTCAATTGGCCCATCTCTATCATTAATTGAGTCCTAAGGCCACCCTGTGGCTTCATTAGCTCTAGAGTATTATAGATGGTATTAATGCCTGTGGCTGTATCTTTAAAGGGTGCATATAGTGTAGTCATTTGTAGTTCTCCGTATAGTTGTAGTATAAATACCACAGTGACCCTGTGCCTCCGTGGTATGTGTCAAATTATACAGCACTTCGGGCACCTGTCAACACTAAATGTAACTAATTGCACAAATTAATTCAAATTGACTCCCCAGCTCCATATTGTCCATTGTGGGCACGATTGTATAAACTGGCTATACTAGTGCCACTCTGGTACCTATGTGCCTGTCTGTGTGTACTGGTGTGTCTCTCAGGTGTTACTGGTGCCACTCTGGTGGTCTTAATGTGTGTGTACTCAGGTGTCACTGGTGTGTACTCAGGTGTCACTGGTGTGTACTCAGGTGGCCTAGAGTGTACTCAGGTGGCCTAGTGACCTAGTGGCCTAGAGTGACACTCAGGTACACTTTCTCTTCACATCTGTACACTTCAGACACTCAGGTGTACTCAGGTGCCAGCACTCAGGTGTCACTCAGGTGTCACTCAGGTGTCACTCAGGTGCTAACACAAAAGTACACTAATGTCAACTTAATATTATTGTGTGTACTAGTGTTGACTTGTGTGCTCTAGTGTGTTAGGCCCTGGAGGGACCCAAGTGTCCTGAGAAGTTTAAAGATTAGGGCTCTCAGGCAAATCGGAGGGGATTTAGGACCTCTAAGGCCTCTAAAGACTCTAAGAAGGGGAGAGGGGTGCACTATAGTTATTTAATACAACTGTTGATAACTTGTGGATAACTTGTGTGACTTAAGAAAGTTAGAACGAGGAGGGACCAAAGGTGACACATAAGAACTTTATTATCCTCTAGCTATTGACTTTAGACTAAAAGTATGGTATAATATATACATAGGATGTAAACATTTAGTCCTACTAAAGAATCACCTGAAGGCTTCACTCAGAAATAACCTTTAATGTCACCACTTCTAAAGTATAACCATTACAGTTACTATTTAAGACAGTCTTTAGGTAGTCTAAGACAAAGAGTCTAAAGTATACTTAAGTAGAGGAGGTCATAAACAATGGCAATGAAACCTGGTGATAAACGAAGATTAAATAAAGGTAACCCTGCCTTAGTTAAAGGTGTGGTCTTAAACCCTAGTGGTAGACCTAAAGGGTCAGTGAACAAATATACTGCCTTAAGTAGAGAGTTAATGACTACTAAGGGACCAGAGATTGTAGAGAAGGTCATTGAGATGGCACTTGAAGGTGACCGTACTTGTCTTAAGATGTGTATGGATAGAATCTTACCTACAACTAAAGCAGTAGAGTTAAGGTCTTCAGAGGGTAAAGGTAACATTGTTATCAACGTAGGAGGTCTTGAAGCTAAGGTCATTGAGGCTGAGGCTACAGCACCTCTAGAGTATGAAGATGGTGTCATTATAGATGATGCTAAATTAGACTCTAAGATTGTAGAGGTGGGTACTTAGTGGAACTTGATGTTAAACTACATCCTGCACAGTTAGAAATCTTTAATAGTACTGCTAGATTTAAAGTAGTATCAGCGGGAAGAAGATTTGGTAAGTCTAGGCTGGCAGCTTGGATACTTATCATTAAGGCTCTACAGTCAGAAGAGAAGGATGTGTTCTACATTGGCCCTACCTTCCAACAGGCTAAAGATATTATGTGGAATATGCTTAAAGAGCTACTCCACGGCACTGAGTTAATAGCTCAGACACACGAGAATACAGCCACTATGACTCTCACTAATGGTAGGAGGATTAGTCTTAAAGGCTCAGATAGACCTGATACCTTGAGGGGTGTGGGTCTAGCTTATGTAGTACTAGATGAGTATGCCTCAATGAGAGTTGAAGTGTGGGAACAGATTATTAGACCTACACTAGCAGATGTAAAAGGTGGTGCTCTATTTATTGGTACTCCAGCAGGTAAGAATCACTTCTATGATTTATTTATAGATGCAGAGAAGGAAGAGAATAAGGACTGGGAGACATTCCAGTTTAACTCTACCGATAACCCTCTGATTGACCCTGAGGAAGTAGCTGTAGCTAGAAAGACTATGTCTACACAAGCATTCAGACAAGAGTTTGAAGCTAGTTTTGTAAGTTTCACTGGAGGTATATTTAAGAGTGATTGGATTAAAACAAGTACAGAAGAGCCTAAAGAAGGTAATTACGTCATTGCAGTGGACCCCGCAGGATTTGAGCAAGTGGAGAAAGAACGAGGAATCAAAGGTTCCAAGCTCGATGAGACTGCAGTTGCTATCGTTAAAGTACATAATGATGAGTGGTGGGTCAAAGATATACTTCACGGTCGTTGGTCTATTAAAGAAACCGCTAAGAAGATTTTATCTTCAGCTCTTGAAAATGAAGCGACTATTGTTGGGATAGAATCAGGAGCACTTAAGAATGCTATCTTACCTTATTTAGAAGATGAGATGAGAGCTTCAGGTAGATGGGTTGTCATTACAGATGTAACTCACGGTGGTAAGAAGAAAGCAGATAGAATTACTTGGGCACTTCAGGGTAGATTAGAACACGGTAAGATTACGTTTAACCCTAAAGAGTCCTATATAAAAGATTTAGAAGTACAACTAGTGGAGTTTCCTACTAAAGGGACACACGATGATATTATAGATGCCTTGGCTTACATAGACCAGGTGAGTGTTGCAGACTTTATGCACACTATTGAATTAGAAGATGATTGGGAACCTTATGATGATGTTGCAGGATATTAATATATATGTATAATGACGAAAGAGATTACCAAGCACTTGCAGGATGGCTCACTTCACGCCTAGACCAATGGAGAAACCATAGGGATAATAACTACTTAACTAAGTGGGATGAGTATTATCGTCTGTGGAGAGGTATTTGGTCTGTAGAAGATAGAAATAGACAGTCTGAGAAGTCACGTCTTATCTCTCCTGCCTTACAACAAGCAGTAGAATCCTCAGTCGCAGAGATTGAAGAGGCTACTTTTGGTAGGGGTAAGTGGTTTGATATTAAAGATGATGTCTTAGATGAAGATAACTCAGATGCTGAATATATACGTAACCTACTACAGGAAGACTTAGAAGGTGCAGGTGTTAAGGATGCCTTATGTGAGGTCTTCCTTAATGGTGCTATTTATGGTACTGGTATTGGTAAGATTATTACTGAAGAGAAGACTGAACATAGGCCCACTGAGGTCCCTGTAGAAGGTACCTTAACAACAGTACGTCAACTAGAAGAATACTCTTCAGTAGAAGTAAGAGTAGAAGCTATCTCACCTAAGGAGTTCTTAATTGACCCTTCAGCGGAATCTATTGATGAAGCATTAGGTGTAGCACACGAAGTCTACAAGCCTAGATATATTATAACTGAAGGTATTGAGAAGGGTGTCTACAGAGACATTGATATTGAAGCTGATGTGAATGTAGTGCAGGTAGGTTTTGACCCTGAGTACTCTAGTAGAGATGCTGGTGACCAGATTAAGATTTGTGAGTATTGGGGTAAAGTACCTGCTAAGTTCTTAAACAAGAAAGTAGACCAGGATGACTTTGAGTATAATGAAGATGAGTTAGTTGAAGCAGTAGTTACTATTGCTAATGATACTTACATCTTACGTGCTGAAGAGAATCCATTTATGATGACAGATAGACCTTTCATCAGTTATCAACACGATTTAGTCCCTAGTAAGTTCTGGGGCCGTGGTGTTTGTGAGAAAGGCTATAACCCTCAGAAGGCACTAGATGCTGAGATGAGAGCTAGAATTGACTCTCTAGCACTAACTACTACACCTATGATGGCTGCAGATGCCACTAGATTGCCTAGAGGCTTAAAGTTAGAAGTACGCCCAGGTAAGACTATTCTTACTAATGGTGACCCTAGACAGGCTATTATGCCTCTTACGTTAGGTCAGACAGACCCACAGACAGCTAATCAAGTGTCTACATTACAGAATATGGTACAGATGGGTACTGGCTCTAGTGATATGGGTAACGTAGGTGATAGGAACACTGCAGGTGGTATGTCTATGATGCAATCAGCATCTATCAAAAGACAGAAGCGTACACTGATGAACTTCCAGAATACATTCTTAATCCCTATGATTAATAAGAGTATGTGGAGAAAGATTCAGTTTGATGTAGAGAGATACCCAGTATCAGACTATAAATTTGTCCCTTATTCTACTATGGGTATTATGGCTAAAGAACTAGAGATGCAACAGATGGTCTCTATGCTACAGTCTATCCCTAAAGATTCACCTGCCTTTAATGTGTTACTTCTAGCAGTCTTCCAAAACTCTAGTATGCACAATAGAGACCAGGTAGTTAGGTCATTACAACAAGGTATGCAACCTAACCCTCAAGAGCAACAGATGCAACAGATGCAACAGCAGTTAACTATGGAACAAGCTAAGGCTGACATCCAGAAGACACTAGCTGAAGCACAGGAAGAGCAAACTAAAGCTCAACTAAATGCAGCTAAAGCAGGTACAGAGCAGCCTAATGAGTTAGATGTACAAGAGAGATTAGTTTCTCTACAGAAAGAGTTAGCTAATATTGATAAAGTCAAAGCTGACACACAGAATACAACTAGTGATACATATAGAAAGATTCCAGAGATGGAGCACCTCAAGTCGGAGACAATGCTAAATTATGCGAACGCCTACAGACAGCCTAACTAAAGACTATTATTACAATAGACTTCAGTTAACAGAACAAGATGGTTGGAGAGACTTAGTTGAAGAACTAAAGAATCTTGAAGACCTATACAACAATTTAGATTCAATAGAATCTGAAAGAGACCTTTGGTACGCCAGAGGTCAGTTGTCAATCCTAAGACAGGTAACTGGATTAGAGGATGCAACTAAAGTAGCGATGGAACAATTAGACCTTTAAGGCCTGACCCCGTCATTTATAACTTCATAATCCTTAACAGGACGGAGACCTAAGATATGAGTAATATAGTAGTGGATGCACCAGCACCCGAAGCAGTAGTAACAGAGCCAACAACAAACGTAACAGTAGAAGATATTCAAGGAGCAGCAGAGGCAATGAATAATGCAGAACCTGTAACTGAGGAATATCAAGTCCCTGATAAGTTTGCTGGTAAGAGTACAGAAGAAATCATCGGTAGTTATCAGAACCTCGAAAAGGAAATGGGACGTAAGTCTCAGGAAGTTGGAGAGTTAAGAAAGTTATCAGATAGTTTCCTTCAAGCGGAGGTAGCACGACAGCACAATCCACAAGATAATTCCTCGGTAACACAAGAGGACCAAGGTGTAGACTTTTTCGAAGACCCCAACGCAGCGGTAAATCAAGCGATTGAGAATCACCCTAAGTTCCAAGAGTTCCAAGAGTTCCAAGCACAGCAGGTTCAAACTGCAGCTAAGGCACACTTAGAACAGACCCACCCAGACTTTGGTGACGTAGTACAAGATGCTAAGTTCCAAGACTGGATAAAAGGTTCACCTATTCGTATGCAACTGTTTCAAGCAGCGGATTCTTATAACTATGATGCAGCTAATGAGCTACTTAGTAACTGGAAAGACCGTTCTATGGTCTCAAAGACACAGGAAGTAACTCAACAGCAGACAGCAGAGCGAGAGTCTAAACTTAAAGCAGCCACTACAGAATCAAGGTCAGCCAGTGGTTCAACAAGTGGAGGAAAGTCGTTCAGAAGAGCAGACTTAATTCGCTTGAAAATGGAAAACCCTGACAAATATGATTCACTTCAAAGTGAAATCTTTGCAGCTTATGCAGATGGAAGGGTAACTTAATGCTATTAATCTAAAGGAGAATATAAAATGGCAAATATGACAGTAACAACGGCAGCTAACTTCATCCCAGAAATCTGGTCTGATGAGGTAATCGCTACTTATAAAGGTAACTTAGTTGCCGCAAACCTAGTACGTAACTTAAGCCACGCAGGTAAGAAAGGTGATACAATTCACATTCCTACTCCAGGCCGTAACGCAGCTAATGCCAAAGTTAAAGATACAGAAGTAACTTACAACACAGATACTGCAGGTATCAAAGACATCGTAATTGACCAGCACTTTGAATGGACAACTCGTATTGAAGACATCGCTGATTTACAAGCGATGAACTCTATGCGTAAGTTCTACACTGATGATGCTGGTTATGCTCTAGCTCAGAATGTTGATTCTAAAATCATCACTGACTTAGATGGTGCCTCTGCACTAACTGGTGGTAACTCAGTAATCACTGGTGTAACTAACTGGGATACTTCATTACTTGCGGCTATCGAAGTATTGAACGATGGTAATACTCCAGTAGATGGTCGTGCGTTAATCGTGACTCCATCTTGTATGACTGCACTAATGTCTACTGACCGCTTCACGGAGCAACAGTTCATTGGTGATGGTAATGCAATCAAGACTGGTAAGATTGGTTCTATCTACGGTGTACCTGTATATATGTCTACGCAAGTGGGCACAGGTGCAACAGAGAAGGCTTTCTTATTCCAGAAGGATGCACACGTATTGGCTACACAACAGTCTATCCGTACGCAGACTCAGTACAAGCAAGAGTTCTTAGCTGACCTATTCACTGCTGATACAGTATATGGTTCTAAGGTTGTTCGTCCTGGTTCAATCCAAGAATTAACTTCGTAGTAAGTTGATTTAACTCTAGCCCTTCTTAAGTGAGGGGCTTTTGTTAAGTTTACTTTAAGGAGGTGATTCATAATGAAGTTATCTAAAAAGAAAAGATTAGCACTAGCGGTTAAAGCTATGAGAAGGAGAATGAACTAATGTCGATTGATAGAGGTCACGGAATTGCAACATCATCAGTCTTAGCAGATAGCTACGACCTAGATGGAATTATCGCTAAGTATGAGCAGTTTGCAGATACTTACTTAGGACACAAGGCAGTAGAGCCAACTACAGATGATGATGGTGATGCCCTTATCGTAGGCGCTCTATACTTTAATACTGTAGATGGAGAGCTTAGAGTATACGATGGTACTACTTGGAAGGCTGTATATGCTGGTGCGCTTAAGGTAAATAACTTTACTGGTGATGGAACTACAGTTGCATTTACAATGTCTTCATCTCCTAATAATGAGAATAGTACACAGGTATATATCGATGGTGTATATCAACAGAAGGATACTTACACTACCGTAGGTGCTGTTCTTACATTCTCTGAAGCTCCTCCAACGGGTGCTGGTATCGAAGTAATGATTATCTCTTCTTTTGAAGTGAGCGTAGCTGTAGCTGATAACGTTACTTACTCTCAAGGCGGCACAGGCTCAGTATCAAGAACAGTAGAGAACAAGCTACAAGAGTCAGTCAGTGTTAAAGACTTTGGTGCTGTGGGCGATGGTGTTACAGATGATACTGCTGCTATTCAGGCTGCACTAGATAGTGGTGCAAAATATATTGTATTCCCTGAGAGTGGTACAAACTCATACCTGTTGACGAATCAATTAAGCGTTCCTACAAGGGTTACTGTATCAGCTTATGGTGCTACATTAAACTGGACTGATTTTGGCTCTACTTTAGCATCCACTGCTGCAGAACACGCAGCAACAGGAAACGCTATTCGCTTATTGAGCAACAGCGTTTGGAAGGGTGGAAGAATAACTCTTAATGGCGTGGTTACTCCGAGCGGAAGGTCTATACCTGTTGCAAACTTTAGTGGCGCATTCTGGAATGTCTTTGCTATTGGGCATTTCAATACAGCAACAACAGCTACACCAGAAACAATTACAGAAAGAATCACAATTAAAGACGTTGATGTAGATTTGGTTGGCGGTGGTAGAAATGGTTTTGCTCTTGTGGCAGGACATAGTAGAGATATTACATTCAGTAATTGTTCAGATGACACATCTAGCAACTCAAGCGATACTTTATTGGGTATTGAAGCGACCTGGGGCGCAGGGGGTAGTAATGTTACATATCATCCATACAATGTATTAGTTAAAGACTTTAATGCTGTAGGTGCGAACCTTGGTGACTATGAAGCGGTTAGATTTTCAGGTGCATATGATTCAGGCACAAGAGGATTCAGAGGTAAAAATGTTAAAAAGGGTGTTACTTTCTACGTTGGAGACCCAGGAACAAACACAACTTATGGAAACACTACGCAGACAGAGTCTAGAAATGGAACGGGTTTGTTTTGTTATGACACAGTGATTGATAAATTTAACCAAGGTATTCGTATCTTGGGTGATGGTAATGGCTCTACTCATACAGACCGTAAGACAAACCTAGTAGATGTTTCAATATCAAGTTATTATTTAAACGGTAATGGTAATACTGTGAACACATCCCCTTGGGCTTCAAACACAGGCATATATGCTAACTCAGCTCGTGGCTTTAGAATTGGTATGGGTATGATTAGTGAGTGCTATCAGCAGGGTATTGCTATATCTTCTTCTACTGGCGGTGCATTTACCACACCAGATGAGATTGAGATTGATGGCGCACACATTCACACTATTGGTGTTGATGGAATTAATATAGATGAGCTAACTAGAAGTGTTATTAAGACTTGTAGGATTCACGATACAAACACAACAGGTACTACACCTAACGCAAATATCAATCTAACAGATGCTACAGATGTAGATGTAATTGAGAATACTTTAGGTAAATCAGGTGACACGTCACGCTTTGGTATTTTGGTTGGTGGTACTAGCTCAGGCAATAGAGCAATTAGAAACAATGTTCAATCAGGCGCAGCAGGTGCTTATTCTTATACAGCGGGTGAGTTGGTTGTATATGGTGATAATAAAGCAGCTATTACAAATCCAGCAGATGGTTATACTAAAGTTACTAATGTTATGAATATGGGTGTGTCTTCTGAAGTTACAATAGCAACTGGTGCTATTACCCTAACAGGCACACATCATTCAATCGATACAGAAGCAGATGCTGCAAGTGATGATTTAACAGATGTTACTTTCCCAGATGCTCAGAGTGGTGATAGAGTTTCTCTTAAAGCACACAGCTCTAGCAGAACAGTTAATGTAACACACGCTACTGGTACAGCAGGCACTCAAACAAGAACAAAGAGTGGTGCTACAGAGGCATTATCAACAGGACCAACAGACTTCCAATATGACGGGAACGCTTGGTGGAAGCTATAGGAGAATATAATGTATAACAACGGAAACTCAAGTAAGAACGTAACAGGTTCGGCAATAGTAGATGGTACTGTTGAAGCCGCAGATTTAGCAACCGCTGTCAATAATGATATTGCTGATGGTGTAGCAGGTAAGGCTACAGCAGACTTAGCACTACCTAAAGCTGGTGGTACTATGACTGGTACTATCGCAGGCTTTACATCTACTGGTATTGATGATAATGCTACCGCTACATCATTGAGAATTGATGCAACTACTGGAGATGTAAGCGTAGGTGTTGGAAATTCTAAAGAGCCTTTG